CGACCAGGGTGACCAAGGCGACCAGGGCATCCAGGGCATCCAAGGCGACCAAGGCGACCAGGGCGACCAGGGTGACCAAGGCATCCAAGGCATCCAGGGTATCCAAGGCATCCAAGGCATCACCGGAAACACGGGCGCCACGGGCGCGACGGGGGCCACAGGAGCCACAGGCCCCACCGGAGTCCGCGCCATCCAAACAAATGGAGTGAGCGGGCAAACAGTATCGAGTGACCCGATCGTGATGGAAACACCACCCACGGTCACAGTCATCACCGACACGGGCGCGACCACCATCGCCGGGGCGACACGCCGCGCACCATCGCGCGACGGCTCAGATTTCACTTATCTTTCGGCCGCGTATGCCGATGTCGGAACCGTAGGCGGGTACACAAACTGCTACCGCCAAACCGGCCTTACTATTGCCAACGCCGCCGGCCAGATCGACAACCTTTTACGGTTTGAGTTTGAGAGCGATACCGACCAGATGGAAATCCTTGTCAGGTCGGAGGACAGCACCCACAGTAAGTATCGGATATGGGTGGACGGTGAACTGGCCAACGCGACGGAGTCCTCGGTCATAGGCCCAGCGACATCCTGGCGCCGCATCAAAATCGTTTTCGCCACCGCCACGAATAGGCGCATCACTTTTGAGGGTCAGGAAATGACTTTCGGGGGTATCTGGGCACTACCCACGCGCACAGTCTGGCCCACGTCCAGGGACGTTGGCCCGCGCGTGATCGTCGTGGGTGACTCCTGGGGAACAAGTTTCGACACCGACGTGAAATGGGTGTGGGACTCTTACGCCGTGGTCGCTGGGCGCCTGCTGAACTGGAACATCTTTCCGTCGTTCGTTTCAGGCACCGGGTACCTCGCGGACGGTTTCGGGACAGGCGAAGCAAACTACGGGGCACGGTTCGCTACCGATGTCGCCGCCCTATCCCCGGATATTGTGGTCTTCACTGGCGGTCTAAATGACAACGGGTACAGCCCACTAACCTTGGTTCAGACGGCTATCACGTCCCTATTCGCTGCCGCCAAGGCCGCCCTACCTGCGACGCGTTTCCTTGTCCTTTCCCCGTTTCGCTCGACGGACACCTACTACACGGCCATAAACACTATCGCCGGCTACCTTTACGCCCAGGCATTAGCCAACGGATTCACCTTCGTCGGCCAGCCCATCGAATACATCCAAGGCACCGGAACCGTTGCCGCCCCGACGGGCGTGGGAAACTCCGACTTTTACACGTTGGCCGATGCTTACCACCTGACCCCTGCGGGCTATGAGTTTTTGGGCCGCCGTCTTGCCGCCGATATCCAAGACAGCACGCGTGACTGGTGGGCCACAGACCGCCTCGCCACGATGGCCGCGTCCAAGCGTGGCCTGGTACCCGCCCCCGGCGCGTCCCCATCGGCTAGCAAATACCTAACCGAAACGGGAACGTGGGCAACGGCGGGAGGTGGTGGTGGTGGTGGTACTACCATCACAGCCGTAAGGGCGTACCGATCCGCCGGGCTGAACGTCACCACGAACGTAGTCCAAGTCGGGTTCAACACGCAGTCATACATCGACGTCGCCGGCTACCACAGTACGACCGTAAATAACGCCCGTTTTAAGGCTCCGGCCGCTGGGCGCTACCGCCTCACCACTCAAGTGGCCATGACTGATGTAGGCAACCACGGGGCCATCGTGGGCATTGACAAAAACGACGACATGAACTATCTCTATCAGCAATGTTTGTACGCCGTCCAATCTGGGGATCTAGCGGGGCAAATCATTGCCCAGGTGACCACGGGCTGGATCGACCTAGCCATCAACGACTACATCGCCGTTTCCGTTTTTAGTGACGATACCAACTACAACATCAGCGCTAACAACACTTGGGCAGTTTTTGAGCGTGCCGCATGAGCCGACGTTCCCAGCGTCTCACCGCCACCGTTGACTCACTCACCGCTAATCAGCGGGTAAGCCTGCCACCCCAGGCGAACCCGTGGGCGGTGGCCGACGCCCTGAGCGCCATCACTTGGCCCGAAATATCCAAGACCGCTATGACGCGCCCGATGGCCATGACCGTCCCGGCCTGTGCCCGTGGCCGGAACCTGATCACGTCGACAATGGCCGGGGCACAGCTGCTCGCATGGCAGGGCACGCAACTATCGACCGCGCCCGCGTTGTTTGACCAGCCGGACCCGGACCTGCCCCGCGCCGTGACCATCGCGTGGACAGTTGACGACCTGATTTTCTACGGTGTGGCCTATTGGCTGATCCTTGACCGCGATGTCCTGGGCTACCCCACGGCCGCGCGACGCGTTGACCCTAACCTGGTCGACGTCACAACGGACGGGATCGTGGAGGGCATCAACGGTCAACCCGTTAGCGGCTCCGACGTGATCGTCTTTCCCGGACTCCACGAGGGGATCCTGGCTTACGGTGCCCGTGAACTCCGCACAGCCTTTACCTTGTCGGACGCGGCCCGCCGTTTCGCCTCCGTTCCCCTGCCCGCCCTGGAACTCCACGACCTGTCCGAGGATGGGCTGAGCGCTGAGGAACGACTGGCGCTAGTGGACGACTGGACGCGTGCCCGCGAACTTTCAGGGGTGGGCTACACAAACCGATCCCTAGAGGTCAAAACCCACGGCTGGTCCAGCCGGGACCTCCAGCTCGTCGAGGCCCGCGCATACGCCGCCGCCGAGGTGGCCCGGGTTATGGGCATCCCCGCGGCGATGCTGGACGCCTCGCAGTCCGGGTCCTCGGTGACATACAACAATCTCCAGGACGCCCGCCGCGACTTTACGGACTACACCCTGAGCACGTACACCACGCCCATCGAGCAACGCCTCAGCATGGACGACATCTCTAGCCCCGGCGTGATGGCAGTGTTCGACCTGGACTCTACGATCCTTCGCGCATCGTTCGCGGACCGGATGGCCGCGTACCAGGTGGCCATTACGTCCGGGGTCTACACGGTTGACGAAATCCGACGCCGCGAAACCGGAACCCCTGGAACGGTGACCCGATGACCACGATTTACCTGACAGCATCCGACGCCCCCGTGGCGTCCATTGACGGCCCCGCCCGTACCGTTCACGCCACGATCCTCCCGTGGGACAGTGTCGCAAATACCTCGGCGGGGCCGACCCGTTTCGCCCGTGGCTCGGTGAACATCACCGCCGCCCAAAACGTGGCCTGGCTGATGGAGCACGACCGGAACCGCCTAGTGGGCCACGGCCAGTCTTTCCTCGATACACCCGCGGCGCTCGTGGGAACTTTCACAGCGCCCGAAAACTGGGAAACAGAACTCCAGGCCGCGCATATGCGCTCGGGCTGGTCTGTCGGTGTAGACGTGATCCAAGCGTCAACCGACCGCGACGGCGTCCTCGTCGTTAGTAAGGCAATACTCAGAGAGGTTTCATCCGTTAGTGTTCCCGCATGGGACGCCGCCCGCACCATAACCAACCCCGAAGGATAACAAAATGAGCAAGCGCCAAACCCCGCGCCGGCTAACCGCTAGCGCACACCTGACCGGCGACGCCGGCACCCCAGCCACCACGGTTGAGGAAATCGCGGCCTCAGCTGCCGCCTCCGCTATTGCCGCGACCGCCGTGGCACCCGAGCCCACCCCTGCCCCTGTCGTGGAAACCCCCGCCCCCGTGGCAGTGGCCGCCGCACAGGCACCCAGCATCGCCGCCCGCACCTCACCACGCCTCACGGCAACGCAGGCCGCGTCCCTGGTCGCCCAGGCTAACCGCGGCGAAATCCCGATGGGACAACTCCAGGCCGCCCTCACGGATATCACCTACACGGCCAACGCCGACGTGTACCCCGACACCTGGCTGGGCCACGTCTGGGAAGGCGTCAACTACCAGCGCCGTTTCGTGCCAGCAGTGGCCGCCGGTGCCCCCGTCACGTCCCTAAAGGTCACCGGATGGCGCTGGAACGTCGCGCCCGTAGTCGCTGACTACGACGGCGACAAGGAAGCCGTGGCATCCAACGCCGCAACGACCGAGGCCATCGAGGTCCCCGTCAAGCGCCTCGCCGGTGCGCACGACATCGACCGCGCCTTCTTCGACCTTGGCTCTAGTGACTACGTGATGGGCTACTGGGCCGCGATGGCAGAGTCATACGCCCGCCTTTCGGACGAATATTGCTATGACGAACTATGGGCCGGAGCCGTAGACACAGGCACGAACGCAACGCCACTGGGCACCATTGTTCAGGCCGCAATGTCCGTCATGCCGATCGGCACCCCATCGTTTATCGGCATCTCGACTGAGGTCTACGCCGCGATGGCCGCAGTCAACACCCAAGACGCTCTTGCCTTCCTGGGTGGCTCATTGTCACTGGACGGGACCGGATCGTTCGGAAATACGTCCCTTTTCGTTTCGGACTTTATCGCCGCAAACGGCGTACTGGCCGGAACCCGCAACGCCGCATCCTTCCACGAACTGGCCCCAGCGCTCCGCGTGAACGTGGCCAACGTGGCGAACGGCGGCATCGACGCCGGACTGTTTGGGTACTGCGCCACGGTCGTAAATCAGCCTGCGGGCCTCGCAGTCGCAACGCTGGACCTGCCGTAATCACCCCAAACCGCTACGCGCTCCGGGCCTCCCAGCGCGACGCGTAGCCCCCACGGTGCCGGGACTCCCACCCCCGAGAGTCCCGGCACCACCCACCCGAAAGGATCACGATGGCTGAGCCGTTAGTCACGGGCGAGGATGTCCGCAACTATCTGCGACTCCAGGACTCAGCCGACGCGGCATGGCTCCAGGACGCCGCGGACGCGGCCACGGATTACGTCAACTCACTGTCGCACGTCGACGCAACAGTGTGGGACTACCGGACCCGAACCGGCGCCATCATGCTCGCCGGGCGCCTTTACTCCAGCCGCAACGCACCACTAGGCGCGGCAGGGTTTGACTCCATGGGTGGCGTCATCTCAGCTAGGACCGATCCCGAGGTGGCCCGCTTGCTCCGCATTGGGCGCTACACCCCGCCAGCCGTTGACGGGCCGGTGATCGTGGAGTGAGCGGCACCTACGCCACAGTCATGGGCGCAATGTGGGATGAGATCAACGCCCTGGGCTTACGCGTCACCGATGACCCTATGAGCGTCAACCCGCCATGTGTCGTCATCGACCCGCCCAGCATTGACCGGCTCACGATGGGGCACTACAACATCCGCCACCAAATCCACATCGTCGCGCCCGGTGGCACTGGCACAGCTGACGCACTAGCCACGCTGGACTCCATGCTCGATATTTTGGTGGACGCGCTCGACCCATCAAGCATCGAACCATCCACCTACACCCTCGGGAGTACCGGCGACGGTGCCCCAGCTTTAACCCTCACCCTGGAAAGGTCCAACTAGAAATGACTATCACCGACTCCCGTGTACGCGCCGGCGAACTAACCCTGGACGGCGACTCCTACGCCACCCAGCCAACCAACGTCCGCATCACGCCATCGCACGACTCCGACGGGGACCGCATCGAGGTCCTGGACGGCTCCGAAATCCAGCCCACCTACCGTCGCCGCAACACGCTGAACATCGAGGCCATCCAAGATTTCGATAACGACGCCGGCCTGATCGCCCTGTCATGGGATCAAGACATGGCCACCATCCCGTTTTCCTGGACTCCTGACCCCGTCGGCCCGACGTATTCCGGCGACGTCCAGATCCTCGCCATCGAGGTCGGCGGCGTAGTCGGCGAACGTCTGACCACGACAGCGGAATGGGAAATCATCGGCGCCGTCACAGTCACCCCATACGTCGCCCCATAAGCCATGGCTCTCGACGCGACAGTCAAAATCGAGGGCCTAGCCAAACTACAACGCGAACTAAAGCAAGCCGGCGAAGATATCCAAGACCTGAAAGACGCCAGCACTAAGGCCGCGCTGATCGTTTTGGCTGAGGCCAAACGAACCGCGCCCGTACGTTCCGGGGCGCTGAAAAAGTCACTCCGCAAAAGCGTGACAAAGACCAGCGCCGGCGTGCTCGGGGGGAAGGCCCTAGTGGTGCCCTACGCACAACCGATCCACTGGGGATGGCCTAAGCGCGGCATTCGGGACAACCCGTGGGTATCGCGGGCCGCAGTGATGACGCAACCGCAGTGGCTACCCGGCTACATCGCGGAAATAGACAAAGCGACAGCGAAAGTGAAGGGGGCTCCAGGTGGCAGGTCCCGCTAATCTCAGGATCAACATATTCGCCAACGCAAAACAGGTCGGCAAAGAACTAAACAAAACCAAAAAAAAGTTTGACGGGTTCGGCAAGGGCCTAAAGATCGCCGGCGCCGGTATCGGTGCAGCTGTCGGCGCGGGTTTCGCCGTGATCATCGACAGCGTGAGAAAGGCCGCCGAGGAGGAGGCCGACATCCGGCGCCTCCAAACCGCCATCGAGAAGGCCGGTGGCGCGTTCGCCGACTCCACGCCCAAGATCGTCGCGTGGGTGGACGAGATCAAACGGTCAT